ATCTTTCTATACTTCCTGTTTGTGCTTGCACAGATAAAAGTTGTTGATTAAGAGAAAGTAATTCTCTAGTACGAGCTGCTCTATTTTTAATTAAAGTTAGGCTATCTTTTGATGCTTGTAGCTGTCTCTTTTGTAGTGATAATTGATCTCTGCTTAAAAGGGTTATTTTTTCAGTTTCTCTCGTTTTGGCCATTTTTGAATCCTCAAAGAATTTCAACTGCACTTGTCCGCCACTTATAAGTTTATTTTGTAGTTCAATTTGTTCTCTGACAGCAGCTGTTTGTTTATTAACAGCAGCTGTTTGTTTTTCTAATTCAGCAGTTTTTAACTGTAGAGCCACCAGTGCTACCGACATTTCATGAAGAGCAGATTTTTGCTGCATAGCAAATATCTTGTCTAACTGTGTTTTTTGTAAATTAAGTTCAGCCATTTTGTTATCAAATATTTCTCTATCAAGCTTTTGTTCTAAAGATAGTCCATTTAATTTTTTATAGGTTAATTCAATTTGTCCCTGACTTAAACCGTCTAAAGCAGCTTTTCTTAAATTATTAAGCTCTGTTTCAAGATCCCTCATTTCTACTAAAGCAGCTTTTTCGGCAGCGAGTGCAGTTCCTTTTATAGCTGCTGCTTCTATAGCAGCGTTTACAATAGCCTCTGCTTTTTTTAATTCTAAACTTGCTAGATCTGATGCTTGAGCATTTAAAGTACCAATTCCGTCAATTAACTTATTTACATTTGAAAGATTAATACTAGAGGCATCTTCCATAGTAGAAGCATCAAATTGTTGACCTTGTGATTTAGCAGCTCTTGCTAATTGATCTTCTCTAGAAGCTATAGAATCTTTATCATGTTGTATTTGTGCCTTTAGTAATTCAAATTGCTTTAATAGTATGCTGTTTTCATGCAATCTTTGTTCATAGTTTACAGCAGCTTGATTTTTAGCAATGTCAAATTGAAGTTCTGCTACTTTTCTTGAAGCCGTTAATTCTTTTTCTTTAGCTTCAAGTGCTGCTTTTTGACTATTACTTTCAAATACCATAATTTTACGTTCTTCTTCTAGTATAGCTTTTTCTGCGGCATTTACAGCTAACTTATTATTCATTTCTTCCATTAAAACAGTTTTTTGTCTTTTAATATCTTGTTCATCTTGTTTTTGTTTAGTTATTAAAAGTCTTTGCTGTGCAGTTATATCGTCAAGAGCAAATTGATGCTCTAATCTAGCTATATTTTCATTTAACTGTGCTAAAGATAGGCCTTCTAAAAGGTTTTCTCTAGCCATTCTATTATTTTTTTCCTGTGCCGCAATTAAAGCTAGGGCATTAGACCCCTGTCTGCTTTGATTAGCTCCTGCAGTTTCAGCTGCCACTATATCACGTCTTAGTTGATTATTCTTTTCTAGTACATCAGCTAATTCTCTTTCTTGTTCTACAATAGCTTGAGCATTAGATAAACGTTGTTTGTCTAGTTCTAAAACTTTTTTAAAGTAGTTAATATCTATCTGATCTTGAGCCGCTCTAGCTGCTTCTTTATTTTGTATTTCTTTTACATCATTCTGTGCATTTAGCAAGTCTAATTGTAGCTGCGACACCTTCAGTTCTCTTTCGCCAGCTTTTATACTTTTTTCTTGTTCTTTTACTTGTTTAGTAGTTTGTTGAACAAGTTGAATTTGATTGTATAAAGACTCTTTAGCAATGTTTAAAGTGACTGTTTGAAGTTCTGCAAGTCTACTTGCATCTCCTAGTTGTTCTTGGTGAGGACCATTTATCATTGCTGTTAGTCTTGCTTCTTCTTCTACTAGACTATTTAAATTGGCTCTTCTAAATGCGGCTTCTTCTTCTGCATTTTTTGCAATTTTACCAGTTGCAGCTTCTACTTTGCCGTCACTAAATAGTTTACCTAACTTATCAAAAGCGCTTCCAAAACCTTTAGCAAGAGTCTTGCTTAACGCAGCCAATTGAGTAAGATCTCTTACTGCTATAGCCGTTTTACCTTCGGGCATAACACCTTCTAGAATAAAATCTTTTACATCACCGTCTGGTCCTTTTCTTACAGAAGTTATAATAGCATTTAATTGTTGAGTAGCTTTCTCAGCGCTAATCTGGCCTTTATTTAGTTTGTCTTGTATACCCTGCATTAAGTTCATAGCATTAGTCATAGAAACTAAACCTTTAGCAATTTTTTTAATTTCTTCTTCTGTACCTATTAATGCCCCATTTTCGTCTACATCAGCAAGAACTTGTTGTAATCCTTGAAAGTTAGCGGTAGCTTGAAGCACATCCTTACTATCAATATCTATAAATAAAGTACCTTCTGTTAGTGCTTTTATGGTATTAGTCATATCAGGAGCTACTCCAGATTTATCTTTAAGAGTTTTTGTTAAGTTACCTACTAATCCTTCTGATGCTTGTCTTTTTCTTTCATTTTTAAGTTCAGCTTCTGCTACGGCTAAAAGGTCTTTTTGTAGTTGTAATCTATCTCTAATCTCACCGTTTATGCTGCCTATAATACTTCTTTTTTGTATTTCTAGTTGATTTATTTTGTCAGTAGCCTTTGCAATACGTTTGTAAATCTCCTCCGCTTTAGTACTTTCACCTGCTGCTTGTTTCGTTAATTGTGCAAACTCCGCTTGCTTTAATAGTATTGACTGATATTCCTCATTAAGTTTATTTACCAGTGCCTCCTGTTCCTCTACGTTTATTTGCCCTACTCCTACATCCGTACGATTTTGTGCCATTATTTGATTAAATTCAGCAAGAGTATTTCCCATTCTTTCATCTTTAGGTATGTGGGTACCATAAGCCTGTCCATATTCGTCCCTTAAAGCTTCTGCTTGTGCCGCTAGTCCGCCTCCGCCGCCAAAACCACCCTTCTGAGCTAAATCTTCTGCGTATTTTGCTTCTGCGTTTTGTATGTTTTCTAAAATCTCTAGCATTCGATCCAACAATTCTTGACCACGATTATCAAGCTCTCGCATTGATTCATCAGAAAATATAGATTTGGCGAGTGTATCTGTTGCTTGTTGTTTCATACCCTCTAACAGGTCTTTGGATCTCATTACTTGCATAGTTTGATCTTCCGTAGTCCGATCAATTATGTCAGTCTGTCTATTACTTGCCTCAGAAACTATACTGTTTATGGAAGCCTGAAGATCAGCTACTTTTGCCCTTGCAGCATCTACATCAGATCCTTCACTTGCCGTTGCCAGTTCCGCTGCTTCATCAAATTTTCTTCCCTGTAGCCTTGCCTCTTCTCGTCGCAGTCTGAGTGTCTCTTCTAATACTACATTATTTTCTAAATTAGCTTCTCTAATTTGATTAGCGCCATCTTTAATAGCTCTACTAGATGCAAAAATTTTATCAAAGAATCCTGCAATCTTCTCAAATATATCAATATCAAAAATTGCGCTAACTAAAAATTGCAGAGTAACAAACACACCAATAAAAACATTTAGAAGAGCAAAGGCTCTAGACAAACCTACAGCTAATTTTTTAGCAGCATTTGCAGCAAAATTTAACCCAGTAGCTAGTCTCTGAGCATTCTTACTAGCTGAACCTAATTTAGCATCTACTAAACTACTAGTTTGAGCTAGTGCAGCTGTTCTAGCATTACTCATATTTGTCAATCTAAGAGATTGTTCTTGACTAATAATTTTCTTTTTTTCTTTTTCTGCTATGCTTTTTCTATAAGTGTCTTCGGCTTCCAGAAATTTAAATATTTTACTATCTTTATCTTTTGAACTACCAAGATCAACAGCATCTCTAGTGCTTAGTTCACCTTTCATTAATTTTTTCTTTAATGCTGAGCCTTCACTAGCATTACCTCCTACAAAAGCACCCTGACCTACAAAGGCATCTGATGCAGCTCGTGTCTCAGCAGAAAAATCTTTAGCAGCAGAAGCAGTATTCTGAAATCTTTCTGCTAAGCTAGTTAAACCAGTAGTTAGGCTACCTAGACCTGCAACTACAAAACCTGCTATCACGCCTTTTAAATTGTTAAATACTAGTAAACCAATAGCACCTAGTAAAACTATTTGATTACCTAAATCTTTATCTAAAAAATCTGCAAAAGGTTTTAAGAAGTCAGCCACAGATGCTCCTACTCCAATAGCTAGATCTGAAAAACTTGTTATTAATGATTCAAAAGATTCTTGAGTTCCTTTAACAGTGGTATCAATTTCTTCAAAAGCTTTATTACCGTCTTTTATAACTTGATTAGCAAAAGCTTGTCGTCTTTCAAATTGAGTTAGTTGTGATACACTTTTACCTATAGCTAAAGCATAAGCTTCTACAGCAGGTTCAATACGTGTAAAAATACCTAATTCATCTAAAAGTTCTGGTTCAAGTTTAATAGCACCTCTTGTAAGACGTTGAAAAGAGTCACTTAGATTTCTACCTAGTGCTCTAGAAGCTTTAAGAGCTACCTCACCTAGTTTCTCAATTTGATCTACATTAAATCCAGCAGATAGAGCTAAGTTAGCTTGTGTAGATGCTTCAATTACGGATAATTGACCATCAGTAACTTGTTTAAGAGTATTTATAACTTCTTGACCACTACTACCTACTGCACGAGCTAGGGAGTTAGTACCTAAGCAGCACTTAGAGCAAATACAGTAGCAGCAGCACCGGCATAAATACCAACAACTCCGCCCAATCCCTGAGACTGAGCGGAGAAAGAACGTCCAGCAGACGCAGATGCTTGACCAAGGCGAGTCTGAGCTTTACCAATCTGCTGAGTCTCTTTTACAGTTCTTTGTGCACCTTTACTAGTAAAGTTAGTTTCTAATGTATTTTTTATAGTTGCCAACGGCTATCCCCTTACTTACGTGACTTTGCTTGTTGTGCGTAATATTTACCTAATACAGACTCAGCTTCTTTTAGCAGTTCAAAAACTTCACGTCTACTTTCAATTTCATATATACCCATAACAGTACCAAGACCAGAGTAATCTTTTCCTAACCAGGTACCATTCATTCCCTCCCAATTATCGGGCAAAGCATTAAGAATAGTTAAAGCTTGTTGACACTCTAGGGATAAGTTGGAACCGTCTTGAGGTAGGTCTTCCTCTTTTGGTTCCCAACCCATCTGTTCACACATCAATATATATTGATGTGCTGTTAAACCTCCACCTCCAAAAGAACTTTGGAGGTAGTCAGTTAGTTTTTTGTGTCAGTTTCTTTCTTTTTTACTGAAAACTGTTCAAAATCATTCATGGTATCTGTAACAAACTGATCAAAAATTGTTGAATTTTTCAAAAGTTCAATTGCATCTTCCATAGAATACTCTACTTCTTCTGCGGCGTCCATTGTTGAAATGTCAACAGGCAAAAGAACCGGTAAATGTTTTACCTTAAGCCCTTTCCATCCAGCAACAGCTTTTTCTGCATAATTTTCAAGAAATTTTTCATTGTCAACTTCTTCTTCACGTTGACGAGTACGCTTATTGAATTTATATGTAAGACTCTTATTACGAATCTTCATTAGGTCTTCACGTGTTAGATATCGAAGATGAATCTCGAAACCTTCAATATCTGGAAACTCAACCCAGGTTGCAGTTTCTTTGGCAATTAAGCCTTTAATTTTACTCATAGTTTTTCCCCTCTAGGATAATAAACGAACACCCACTACATATCTGCTTGTCCTTGGTGAGGGGGAACCTAGACTTGCAAGTAGTGGGTGTTCTTCTGGTTAATAATGTGGTGTTCCCCCTCAGAAACACATTAATTATTTAGCTGCGAATATTTTGACTTCTCCGCCATCTCCGCGACTTGCAGTAGGTTCTTGTCCTACAAAATTTACTGTCATTGAAATAACATCTTCAGTAGCTATAGTTGGAAACTCAAACTGACATGCATCAAGCTGGAACGCAATGTATGGAGCAACAGAACCGCCAACAATTAGATTAGCATTTGAAGTTTGCGCTGATGTGGTACGTGTGTCATTTTGAATGTTACGTAAGAAACCAGCAGATTCAAGTTCACCTGTTCTAAGATACATAGATGCAGAACCGGTAACAGCTCTTGTTCCTGCGAACTGCCCAATCGGCTCATTAAGAGATGAAAGTTCTTCAGGAGTAAGATATGTGATATTATTGTTATAGTCAAAGCTAAGTGAAGTTACTGGAAAAGTAAATTTCTCATCGCTTCCTCCTGCAGTTGCTTTGTGATGAAACTCAATAGCACTCAATCTATTTTTAATAAATGAGTTGGTAGCTACACTACCTGCAACATTCATTAAATTATAGGGATGATAGCTATGTTTTTGAGTAAGCGTAGCAGCACTTGAGTTAGCTGTGATAGTTGTACCAAAGTTATTGACACCGCCGAATACTGCAATCGCATTATCACGATTTACACCAGTAATTTCACGAAGTGTAGTACCAAATCCTGCCCAAGTGGTAGCAGCAATTTCTTCAATACCTGCATCTACTGTAGCTTGATTAACTGTAGCATTTGATACCTGATACACAACATTATCAAGTTTAAAATAGATGTGATATTCAGGAGCAATAGCAAAACTAGAGGTAGAAGCATGAACATATTGTGCACCTGCTTGAGTAGTAGTAACTAATTTACCTTCATTTACCCAGGTAGAGCTTTCACCCACTTCTGCTACATACGTTTGTCTCTTAGCTGCCACAGTAGTACTTGATGTTAATGCTTGCCACATAAACCAGTCAGCAATAGGTTTAACGTTACCTGTAGTATTGGTAGCTGCTGTGGTAGTATTATGAGCAGCTTTTACCTGCACGCCTGTTGGACGTAAATATGTTTGAAAATTCCAGTCAACTGGATTAATAGCGGTATTAAAACGCGCTTGTGATCTATCAGGACTTAGACCTGATTCTAGTGAGGTTATATCCTGTGTAGCTGCTGCTGATGTAACTGCAAATCCAGCTAACACTTCTAGTTTCCATGTGTTAGCGGGGGTCATTGAATCGGCTGTAGCACTATTGATAATATCAACAGTTGAAAAGAACACCTCTGAATTTCTTTGTAGATTGAGCTGTGCCATCTATCTTTCTCCTTAATTTTGTAGTCTATATGCTACTAATAAATTTATCTCAGAAATACCATAAGGAGCAGCTAATCCTTCATCTGTTGATATACTGTCTATGGTTATATCTAGTATACCTTTATCTGGATCAAAAGCTATTTGTTGGTATATAACAAACTCAATATCTTGGATGATATCGTCTGCTAAGCTCTGAGAATTGTCTTGTCCGTATATGTATGCTCTTATAGTAACGTCTAACTCCGCTACCGTCAAACTTTTTGAATTAAAATCTCTATTTTCGGTTCCAGCACTGATGTAAAGTGACGGAAAGTCGTTTACTTCATCAAGAAATTTAATACCCCTAAAAACATTATTAAATAAGTTATTATTATAAGTATAGTTTTTGCCTATAACAGCCTGACCATCAATTTCTTTAAGAGCGGCTATTATTATATTTATTATTTCTTTTCTTCTAGATGCCATTAAACGGCCCTAACTATATTAAACTGACGACTGTATAAAGAAGTTACTACCTGTCTAATACTAGTAATAACTTGAGAATCCGGAGTATAACCATAATTTTCAAGAGATCTATATATAGGATTAAGAGTATATCTAATTAAGCCTTTTCTATAATTTGGAAAAACTTGTACACCAGAAACAAATCTACCTGATCTATATTTTAATTGTGGAGGATCAGGATTTCCTACTTTATCCATAGTAGCTTCCAGTCTTTTTTGTACTAAAGCACTTAATTGTACTCCCGATATAAATGATTGACGAGCTGATCCAGTAGCTTTTTGTTTTTTAGGTTTGTCAACTTTTACAATACCCCTAGCTATACGAGCAGAACCTTTAATATACTCCATAGCGTATGTAAGATTTTTATCTTTTAAAAACTTTTGTAATTCTGCTTGAGTCGATCCGCGAGGTAACATACTTACTTCACTTAAAGCTTGTAAAATAGCTTTTCCTAAACCACCTTCTAAAGCTTTTATGGTTACCTGACTCATATCATTTAATGCTTTATTAATAATTGCTTGTTTAAAGAATAGATTTAATTTTATCTGTCCATCGCCTGCATCTTTTACAGATATAACCATTTTTTTAGCTAGTACACACTTTCGTATTTCAGGCCAACTAAATCTAATAGTTCTATTTTCTAGTCTACCATTAAATTGTACTGGTATATCAATAGCACTAGCTTTTAGAGCTAAGCCTTTTTTAATAATTTTAGCTGCCTCACCCTTACCATCTAGTATTTTTAATAACTTTACAGGATCTCCTTCAGCTGCTTTTAATTGTCCAATAAATCTAGAAGTAGGAGTCATTTGAGAAGTAGCATTTTCTCCAAAAGCATCAAAATTAAATCCTGTAGATAAGTCTTGTTGTCCAGGTGACAGTGTAATTCCTGATCCACCAGCTAGACTTACTTTTCCATCTCTAAATACTTTACCTGCATTTGTACCTTGAGTAACTTCTCTAGTACTTACTAATTTTTGTTCTCTAGCTTCAAATACTCCTGTACCTTCACCTCTTTCATTTTTTAATTCTATATAAAAATCAGGATAAAATCCACCTTTACCGGCAGTTATTTGACCACCACCTAGTTCTCTAACTATAGCAGCTTCTATCTGACTATTAAGTCTACCCGCTAGAGAAGTTAATACACCTTTATATTTTGAGTTTATTCTAGAAGCGCTGTATAGCTGTTGAGCAGTTTTAAGAGCTTTAGATAGTGCCATACCATCATTAGAAGCTACTTTAATACCCGGACCTGTTACTTTAGAAGTAACTTTTGTATATTGTCTAAAAGCCATTACTCAATAATCCTATATAAATCTAGTATACGTTTAATATGTGCAGGGAATCCAGCAGCTAATGGATATTTCTCACTACGCTCACCTTCAAGAGAAAATCCTTTTTTCTCTTGATCTTGTTTATATATAAGCTTAATGGTATCTAAAGTTGCCATTTGAAGATCATAAGGAACATTATCAGACTCATACCCGCCTCTATATTCAACTCTAATACCTTGAGGATATGGTTTAAACATAGCAGGGCCCGTCATGGTAAGAGCAGGATAAGAATTACGAGTAGTAGGGTACGAGCCTCTAACACCTGTATTACCCACATCTCTATTTATTTCTCCCATATCACGACTAAAAACATACTCAGCTGTATCATTATGACTATCATTTATGTCTGTAGCTTTATTAGGTCCATCAAAATGTAGTAATGCGACTGTATCTTTATCAGGAGCAAATCTTTGAGCTGGACAAGTAAAATCAGTTCTGTATCTTGCATTTGTTGATACACGTACTTCATCCATAAATCCAGTAAGTCCATCACCTATAATAGCACTAGCAGTTTGTGTAGAATTACTTATAGCAAAAGCTGCATTTGAAATTAAATTACCATTATAGAATAGTCTAGCTCTTTGTTCTTGATTATCAAAACAAGCAGCTACATGAGCAAATTCTCTTGCACCAAACTGCTGAGTCTTAATAGAAGTATTATCACCGCTTATAGTTGTAGCAGCTCCTCCTATAGTTTGCTCTAGCCTAAGACCATTATCACCCTGAAATTTAAACTTTAAATGATTATTTGTATCTGTTTTTAGCTGAATAATTGTGTTAGAACCTATAGAATCTTGTCTAACAAATGCTTCAAGAGTATAATCGCCAAACTCAAACTGCATATCTTCAGGAATAGTTTCTGATTCTACTTTAGCATCAGATGATACTAAATGTAAGCAAGAAGCACCAAATCTAGTTACTTTTGTGGTTAATTGTGCTCCACCACTTGAGCTCATTGTTAAATCGTCTGATTCTGAATTTACTGGTCTGCCAATACTACTTGGATCAGATAAGATTACATCATTTGATCCATCAAATTCTGATACTAAATGTACATTACTTAGTGGTAATCTTGAAACCATGACAGAGCTTACTCCACCATCAAAAATTTCCACATAATCATTAGCTAATACTTCTTGTCCAATATAGCTTTCAACCATACCTGTAGCATAGTGAAGAATATTAGCAACTCTTCCATCTTGTGTAGTGCTAGAAATTGATAAATAGTCTTTTACTGCCGCAAGAGTTACAAAAGGATATTTACCAATGTTTTGTTGAAGTCTATTTACCATTATTTCCCCTTAGTCAGTTTCTTCTTCAGTTTCTTCTTCAGTTTCTTCTTCAGCTTCTACTTCAGCTTCTACTGCCCACACAGTTTGATTCTCTACTGCAGCCCTAGCTTGTGTATAATAATCTTTTTCAGAACCAGGAAGCTCTGCATACGCATCACCTAGTGAGTCTAAAATATTAGTCACTGTTTTAGGATTTGATATGTGCATATTAGTATCCATAGCTGTTTTTAAATTATTTAGTTTGTCCATTATTGTTAACATTTTTATCCCCTAGAAACATAGAAGGGGAGGCTGACCGCCTCCCCCAATTAAGTACCAAATTGTATAAAACAAATTAGATGTTGATGAGAGCACCATAAGAATACTTAGTAGCATCAAGTGCATTACCAGCATTTGTGGTAAGAGGTTGGAAGTCCATACGAGTAGACATGTACATAGCAGTAACCTGCTGACGTGGTTCATACTCGCTCTCGATTTCCATACCGCGACGTTCCGCAATCATAAATCCAGGCTTATACATCAGAAGACCGATATTGTTACCTACAACACCATTTACGTCCATAAATTCGGATACAACTACTGGAATACCGTAAATTGCGCCGACAGAACCGGTGAGGTATGTAGCATTTGGACCAAACTGATCTACAGTTCTAAAGTCAGCAAATGATACCAGAGCATTATACTGTTGAATACCAACAATTAATACTAGGTCATTACCAAGTTGAAGACCATACTTACCAAGCTGACCTCTAGCAACAGCGACACGAGCAGGAGTAACATCATTAGCTGGGCCACCAATTGCAGTTTTTAGACCAGCAATCGCATTAACTCTTGATACAACACCTTGAATTACAGAAGGCATACCTACGCCAACAGTAATTGCGGAAGCTGGTTTTTGTGTAAACCCACCAAGGGCACCAGTACCACGAAGAAGTGACTTATCAATGGAACGAGCAAGTCTACGTGTAGCAGCGGCACGCAAGAAGTCAATAAGTGGAAGTACTGTATCTTCTTCTTCGTCTTTTGCTAGGTGTGTGGAAGCCATAAATTTGTGTGGAGTAAACTCTACAGATTTAATGGTGTTCTGGTTTGAAGCTGGAACATTAGCTGCATCAGCAATACCTGTTGCAAATGTACCGGACTGGAACATTGCTACATCACCATCAGTATCTTCATCGGCAACTGGTACACGGAAGTTACGTGCATCTACTGCCATTCTTTCAAACATAGGAGCAATAACAAGTTGCTGTTCCATTTCTGTATAAATGTTGCTTGAGAAGTTGCTCAAGAACTGATCTACAGTAGTAACGGCTTTCATGCGTGAACCATACTTGGTATCAAACACGTCATGCTTTCCCATAGCTTTTGCTAGAATAACAGCTTTTGCCATATCCGCTTCTGAGAATTGCGACTGAGTGCGCGAGTTCTCTTGAAACTGCATTTTAGTATTTTGAAGAGCAGTAATCTCTTCTTGGTATTTTGACATTTGAGCTTTCAGCTCTGCCAACTCTTCGCTTGCGCGAGGAGTAAATTGTGCTTTCTCTTGTGCGTCTGACTCTTGCATAATAGCTTCGCCGGTTTTTTCAACCAACTTCGCAACTTGAGGCTCAGACACGGTTGCAGCAGGAGCTGCCTTTGTCTCTACTGCTACTTGTTCTGCAACAGTTTTGAGATCAATTGTATCTACGACTTGATCAGCCATGGGTTCATTCTCCTTATCAGAATTTGTGTGAAGCTCTTTAGTCAGACTTTCGTTAGAATCCTTATCTTCACTAATTTGTTTGTCAGTTTCACTGATTTCAGTTTCGCTGATTTCTTTTTGGGTAGTATCTTGTGAAGAAAGTTCGTCTGCATTCACATTAAGAACATTATCACAATCTTTTCCGTTTGCGTCAATCTCTAAAAACTTAAAGATTGGACTTTGGGCAGTAGCTAATTTAGTTACTTTATACATTTTACTGTTATAATTTACCAAATCATTATGTTGAAGATTTTCTGAATCTACTGAAAGTAAATTAACCATAGGAATTGCTTCGTTTGGGTCTCTAATTTCAAGTTCTTCTTCATCTTCTTTAATTTCTGTGTCATCAGCTTCTGTAATGGAAGCGGAGTCAACTAATTTTTCTTCTATTTCGTCTGTTTCAACAGTTAGTTCAGACATTATTTGCTCCTCTGTAGGAGACATAGGACGCTCTGTTATAACTTCCTCTGACTCCGCGTTTAAAATTGGTACAGCTAATACAGTAATATCGTGGGTGTGGAGAGGGTCTCCAGCAGGCTGCATAACCCCATCTATGATTTTATGAGCATGATTACCCATATGAGATGCATAGGTAGTTACACCATTGTTATCTGCATCAACCTCAATAGTATGGTAATGACCATCGGTCACATTAGTAATACCCGCACTAATTGTACGCATAATTTTTTCTTTGTCTTCCTCTGGCTGTTCATCCATAGTATCTACAAAGCTTTTGTATTCTTCATCACTTTCAAAGCTTTTTCTAATAGAAAATAAAGATTCTTGATTGCAAGGAATGGATACTACAGAGATTTCTAATAGTTCTACTTCAGTAATAGTAGTGCTATCATCTTCTCTATTGTATTTGCCATCTTTTACCCTAAAACCAACAGAAAAACTTTTCAAAGCACCATCTTTAATTAGTGTTTGTATTCCATGTGTTTTTTCAGCAGCTTCACTAACAGCTCCTTCAACAAAAATACCTTTTTTGTCTACTCGAATTTTTTCTATGCGACCAATCGGGGTATCATGTTTATGTTGATAAAGTAAAACAGGGTTTTTTCTAAAATTATCTACACCTTTGGCCCAAGCCTGAGCAGTTACTACGTCACCAGCACGATCTTTACATGTAGTGTTAGCGTATCCTGCAATTTTAAGACTTTTTGAACCTTTTTTATATGATTTTGCCTCGAAAGAACTATTTAAATATAAAGTTTTATTCATTTGTTTCTTCCTCGATAACGGAATCCTCTTGTGGAGGTCTTCCTCCTTGGGTAGCATCAGTTGCGCTACCTGTGATATTTTGTGGTATTCTTATATTATCATTATCTTCAATTTTTGGAAATCTTAATCCTTCACGAGCTTCATTTGGGGTTATGATTCCTGTGTTAACCAGAGTAGAATAGTATACAGCTTGTGTTCTGTTATCTGGTTGTAAAGCAGGTACTACTAGTCTATCAGGTCTTATGGTTATGCCATTATTAAAATAGTGAGAAAAAGCTGAACAAAATTGACTTAGCATTGGGAGTATAGTCTGAAGATAAAATAATTTTTGATTAGCATCAATATTAGCATTATTTCCTGATTTAAGTAGTACGTAAGGAACGCCTAAAGCTTTAGCCATATCCATTTGTATTCGCTCAATAGAGTTTTCAAAATCTAACTTATCAAAACTAACAGCAGAAAAAGGATCAATTTTTAATCCTCCGTCTAAGATAGCAGGATTTCTTGATCCATCAAATATTGTAGAATAGGTTGAGCGCCATGATTCTAATAATCTTTGCTTAACTCGTTGGGAAAGAATACTATCAGTTGAAAGAACAAATCCTGGAAGAGCATTATTCTTAAAGAACTGTCTTTGAAATTTAATCATGTAATAATAAAGTTCCATTAACTTTAAAATAGGTTTTAGTTTTGAGGTGCCTCTGAATATAGATTGATCATTCTCAGCCATAACATGAATTATCTCACTAGGTTGAAACTGTATAGCTTCTGCTTTTCTAGTTTGTTTACCAAAGTTATACAAATCCTGTGATGCTTGATTTGATATAAGATAATTATAATGCTTTACAAAAGTAGTTTGGTCTGGTACAACCTCAACATCATTAGCAGGTAGTAAATATACATATTTTCCATCATAATAGAAAAAAGCATTACCATCTAGTATAAAGTCTAAAAATGCTCTCCTAAAAAATCTTACTCGATCTTCAAAAGGATTTGGTTTTATATTTAATAAAGAATTTACTTTTTTAGCAGGAGAATTACCCTCTACTACTAGTGGAATCTCAGCACAAGAGTTGATAATCATTTCAACTGATCTATGTACCACTTCAATTTCTCTATAAGCTTGCTCAAAATCTACAATAGTTTCTGGCGAAGCGTAAGGCTCCATAGCCGCTATAGATGGCTGGGCTGGATTAAGTTTTTCAACTATCCATTGTCTAAAACCTAATCTTTCAGTTTGCGCCATGCTTATTCCTTTGAATATCTAACCAATTTTTTATTTTTGAGCCTAGATGGTTAGAATATGTTTGGCCGTAAATAGAGTGTAGTTGTTTATGATGCTTTGAGCATAGTGTATATAAATTTTTATGACTCAAATCATCTTCACAATCATTAGCAAAAGTAACTCTTAACTGTTTTATATGCTCAACTGAATCAACGTCTTTAATAGAGTTTTTTATACACCATTTTGAAAAAAGCTCACTCACACTATACAAATGATGAAGTTCTAACTTTTCAGAAGATCCACATATATAACAATGATCTCTTGTCTTGTAATCTTTTTTAATATAATCCCTAATATATTTAATGGGAAATCTTTTTAAACTGCTCAATTACTTTCCATCTCATATTAAAATGTTCAGGGTCTTTATTTAATCCTACATCTAACTCTGGTAAGTTTAACACCCTACCACCTATAGTGTCAAGAAATTTTAATTTTAAATATTTCTTAAGTAGATAAGATACTATAATATCGTCTCCCCTTCTAGGATAACCTATTTTTTCTATATCGTCTTTAATCAGGTTAAGAGCAGACTGTTTTACTAAAATAACTGACCCCACTAAAAAGTCTACTTTTGAATTTATATTCCAATGGTCTACTAAATCTTTATAAGCATTAGCAGTCTTAACACCTGATTTACCATATATACCCACTATAGGCAAATTTTTTTCTAGCATTTTCTTAACCAAAGAAGGATGAGGTAGTAGATCATCATCTACAATTAATTTATATGGCTCATCATATTCATAACACCTGACCCATCTCTCCATACAAAACCAATTTCTTTCATTGTTTATCACGTCTACAGGATATGCTAAATGTGGGTGAGGAATATTAGAATTATTATTTATAATAGTAACAGGCATATACGGTGCAAACACAGAACGTATCTTAGTTACATTTGCTCTTCTTTTATAATCTAACACCATTAATCTAATATTAGGCATAAATAGATATACCACTCATTTTTGAATGAGTATATATAGCGTACCTAACTGAATCACTAGGGTGTGAGGTCCAATCATGGATGGGTTTAGGATTTTCTGTATTTGGATTCCATCTGTAGGAACTCATAGCAGCGTAAGTATGTTTAGCTCCCATAGTATCAAAATATAAATTATCATTTTCTATTAGGGATTGTAAGTATGATATACCATCATTAACTGATTTAATAGCATTTTCACAGTATATATCATAGTCATAAGCAAAATCAGCTTTTACTTGTTGTGCAGCAGAGTCTATGTATATAGTTTCTATATTCCATCTGTCTATCTGCTCTTGTATTGCAGAAGCTAGTTCAGAAGTGGTAGACTCTTTAGAGATATATTCATCCACAATGTAATAAGACTCTCCATCATAACCTATAACAACAAATACATTTTCATCTCTGTATCCCACATCTAGTCCCGCAATAATTTCCATATATCTATCATCAGAATATTCACCTACATGCTTCTTTTCATCTAAGTATTCAAATATTTGAGCTTCAGTAGTGGTCCACTCACATTCATACTCTTGAGCAAATAAAGCACGGGTAGAAGTATTTTTAGCTTCCATAACATCTTTTTCGGATAATAAAGGATTGGATCGCCAAGTGTGAATAGATGATCCCCACTCTTCATATTCATCAGATCCGCCTCTCATAAAATAATCGTATAAATAGTTACCTTTACCCCTAGGAGTTGAAATCCATAAGCAACGAGAGTCTCTAAAGGTAGATAGTGCAGGACGTAGATCACGAGTAAAATATTCGTCATTAGGAATAATTGCTGCCTCATCTACAATAAGTAGATTTGCAGCTCGGCCAACTAGTGAGTCTCTATTATTAGCTGATAGTAGTCTAAATACCGAACCATTAATTAATTTAACCACTTTATCTTTTTGATTAAATTTATCAACTTCTAATTCCATATTTTTAATTAAGTCAGTAACGTAATCCCAAATGATAGATGATAGTGAAAAGTTCGGAGCTACCACCATCACCTGTTGGCCGGGCTCAAGTAATTTTGCGAATGCTACTATAGCAGCAGAATATGATTTACCTGTGCGTCGAGCAGATACGTGTACAAAAAATCTATTGTCTTCTAGTCCTTGTAGCATAGCACGCTGGGACTCATTAAAAGTAACAGCTGCAGGAAGTTTAGAACACAGTTTATTTATATTTATCTTAAAAAAGTTTTGATTCATTTAGGAATAACGCTAATAATTGCAGTAACTATAGCAATAACACCTGCTACTACTCCTCCTACCCATAACAAAGTGTGTATAGAAGTTTTACCTTTAGTAGCTAGTTCAGAAACATTATTCAGTTTTTTATGCATAGCTTTAATTTCTTCTGATAATGCAGTGATATTCTCCATTATCATCTCATGGCGAACTTCGCATACAGCTTCATGAGCAGAAATATTTGTTTTGTTAGCTTGAGACCGTTCATGTAGTCTATCAATTTCGACCTGCACTTTATCCAACTCTCTTGTGTTGTCTGACATTGTTACTCCGCATAATACTCATGTCCTGCATACCAAGCAGCAATAGTATATCTATTTAAATTTTTAACTTCTTTAACGCCATGAATATAATCTTCGTCAGACGGAAATATAACAAGTGAACCTTGTTTCGGTTTTATTTCCACATCAAATTTAGGAAAATGTATCTCGCCACCGTCATAGTCATCGTTTATATAAAAAATTGCAGAATATGTTCTATATTTAGTGGGATGATCAACTCCTACTTGATCTTCTAGTCCGTTACCTTCAGTCCAAGAGTTATCAGAGTGTACACTCATTTGGTCTCCTGGAAACCATCTTACTAATTCTGTATTTTCAGGATACGCATATTCTTGGTAATAGTCCAAAATTTCCTTTTGTGCAATGAACCTTGCTACATTTAAAATTCTTTCTACTTGACCAAAAGGATCTGGCATAGATCTGTGTAAATTTTTATAAGGTAAAGTTTTATCTTTAAATACAGATATAGCTTGACCCTCATTTAAAAAAGCTGCTGGATTCTGTTCTGCAAAGGTAGTTAACCATGAACAAGTTTCTATAGATAAAGCTTCTAAAATTTCAACCGGAGCTTTTAACATTATATGCCTAACTTAAGTTAGTAGGAAAAGCTAGTCCAGGAATATTACCTGATACTAGTGGTGGAGTATTCGCATCATCCAATGCTTCAGCTCTAGAATCGTGTAGCTGTTTAATAAATTTTGCACGATCTACACCAAAATAAAATTCTGCTGAAACAGGCACTTCAATCCTAGATCCATCTTCTCTCATAAAATATCGTACCTGTCCTGATGCCATTGTATCGTCTTCTATCACTTTAGTAATAGTTTTTTTAAAGGTTTGGCCTTGCAACCTATATTGAATTTTGTATGTTAACATTTTACCCTCCGCTAACAGTTATGTTTTAATAATATAGTTTACAACACTACTTGGCAAGGTTGTTGTTAATGCAGGTACTGTTAATGCTGGTATAGACAATCCAGGAACTGTTAATCCTGGTATAGACAATCCAGGAACTGCATGAGTATGACCAGCAACTGTTAGTGAGGGAACTGTATGAGTATGACCAGCAACTGTTAGAGACGCAATTGTTAGTGCGGGTACTGTTAATCCTGGTATAGACAATCCAGGAACTGTATGAGTATGACCAGCAACTGTTAGAGACGCAATTGTTAGTGCGGGTACTGTTAATCCTGGTATAGACAATCCAGGAACTGCATGAGTATGACCAGCAACTGTTAGTGAGGGAACTGTATGAGTATGACCAGCAACTGTTAGTGATGGAACTGAATGAGTATGTGCAGCATTGGTAACTCCAGTAGCTGCTGTTCCCGATGAAGAGTCTTTTGCTGATGTAGCAAATGTAGCTGTTGAAACAGTTAGAGAGTTTGTAGTAGATCCTGTGGTGCCGGTGCCAGTAGTTGATCCAGTACTTCCACTAGTACCTGTACCAGTAGTTGATCCAGTACTTCCGCTAGTAGCTGTACCAGTTGTACCTGTACCGGTGGTTCCTGTACCAGTTGTACCTGTACCAGTAGTTGAT